ATTCCGTTAGAAACGATAGAGGAGTGTGAACTACCAACTGAGGCGGAACTACGGTCAGAGCATCAGCAACAGGAGGCAGTAAGCCCTATCTATGCCGAACTACTACAGGCTCACGAACGGGGCTACGTGGACTACCGCAAGTACTACTTGGCTTACGGTAACGACAAAGCCCGTGCATACGCCAAGCAACATGCAGTCTGGGTAAAGCTCGCTAAGCTATGGGAGAAGCATTCCGCAAAGGTGCTTTTCGCCGCTTATAAAGAGCTTGAGCCGGGGGCTTATAGTTCGGCTGGGTCGTTTGGGAATGCACTACGGACAGCGAATAAGGCAGCGGCAGCGAACGAGCTAGCGAAGTTCGTGCCCCACGGCAACTACAACAACACGAACGCTAAAACCACCCTGGCAGAGCATGAGGCGCTAGTACGGCTGCTAGTGAGCACAGGCAAAGGCTTTGAAGCCCCGTTCATCTGCGAGAAGGTGAATTGGATGTGCGAGGAAATGAACATTGCCAAGAAAATTAAGGTGAGTTGGGTGAAGAAGCTTTTAGCTCAGCCCGATGTGATGTTTGCCACCGATGGCTACCGTTTCGGCCTTGATAAAGCCCGTAAAGAACTGCCTTACCTGGTACTGGAATCGGCCCTGTTTGCAAACGACCAATGGCAGCTTGACGGCTGGCACGTGCCTTTCGTTCACGCTGAGCAAGTGGTGAAGGAGGGCCGCACCGTGAAGAAACTAGCGCGCCTGGTCGTGTTTGTGGTAAGGGACGCGCACAGCCGCAAGGTGCTGGGCTATGCTTTCGGTGACACCGAAAACACAGCGTTGATATTGAAGGCTCTACGCCAAGCTGTGAAGTACACAGGCAAGATGCCTGCCGAACTGGTAGTGGATAATCACTCCTTCAACCAAACCGCCGAAGTAGCCTACCTGAAACAAGGGTTGAAAGACCTGGGCACTACGTGGACGGTGACGATGAACCCTCAATACAAGGCCATTGTCGAACGCTACTTCAATTTGTTTGATGAGCGGTTTTGCAAGCCTGAACAGGGTTGGATAGGCGGTAGCCCCTTGAGCCTTAAGGCTAACGCCCGGCCAAAAGTAGAGGTACGGGACGAGCTAAAAAAGACGCTCTACACCCGTGGCCGCAACGAAGTAATAGCCCTGGTAACGCGCCTGCTGGAAACGGCCAACGACGCGCCTACTACCACCCGCCAACCGCTCAGCCCTAACGAGCGGTACAAAGCATCGGAACAGCCTAACGCCCGCCCGGTGGAGGCCACCGAATTTGTGAATCTGTTCTGGAAAACCACGAACTACACAGTGCGCCGGGGCGGCATTACGCTGGAAAAAGAGGGCCAACGCCACTACTTCGCCTTGCCTACGGGGGCACTGCAAGAGCAACTGTACAAGCAGAAAGTCATTGTGCGCTACGATGATGATTACGAACGAATCTACCTGTTTGACGCGGAGACAGAGACATATATCTGCGACATTGACCGGGCCAAACCAGCACACGGGGCTAAGGTGAATCAGAAAGGCGAAGACATGAGCGCCTATGCTAAACACGGGCACTTGCTACAGGACACTGAGCAAACCCGCCGCCAAAGCAATGAGCGGGTGCGGGATAAGCTAGAGCCTTACGGTGAGGTGCCTTACGAATTGGTGAACCAAATCACGACGTCCAAAACCGCCTACCAGAATGCTGATACGGAATATCGGATAGGGCAAGTACTAGAAGACCACGACGTGAATGAAGACTTGCTAGTGCCGGTGCCAGTGCTTGACCCGCTGAAAGGTACCGTGTTCAGCCAGACCGCCCGAAAAGCGGCCCATACGCCCAAAAAAGGGGCATTGCAGGCTAAGGGTAATCTCTCTTTCATTGAGGCAAATCCCACCTACGAAGACGATTAAGCCTATAAAAAAGCCCCATTACCGGCCAGTAATGGGGCATTAAATGACCATTTAACGCGCTTTGCACACACTTTAAACCGTCGTAACTGTATGACAAACCTACCAGAAAAAGCGGAGATTCGCACCGCAATCAATGCTTATCGCCAAGAAAGCGCTATAAGTCAGAATAAGCTAGCCAATATCCTAGGCGTCAATGCGGGAGTGCTGAGCCAAATTGAAAATGGAAAGTGGGATAGTATCAGTGAAGAAATGTGGCTGAAAATCTGGCTGAAAGTACAGCCAGTAGAGCAAGGCCCGCGCCTGATACAAACGCACAACCTCAGTACCGCCGAACGGGTGTGCAGCCATGCCCAAGCCAACCAACTTATGATTGGCCTGCTGGGTGATACGGGCCTGGGTAAGACTACGGCGCTAGAGCGCTACGCCCGCCGCCCCCGTGTCTACTACGTGGCCTACGATAAGGCCATGCGTCCGAAAGACTTTCTAACAGCCCTGTTACAAGAAATGGGCGTGTCGTTTGTCGGCTCAGTGTATCAGATGCTAGGACGGATAGCGGAGGAACTGAATAGCAAAAAGGCCCCACTCGTGATTATCGACGAGGCAGGTAAACTAACGCATCAGATGTACTTGTACCTCCACAGCTTGCGCGAAAACACGAGGCGTAATTGCGGTATAGTGCTAGCAGGAATGCCTTATTTCCAAGTGAATCTGCGCAAAGATGTTGACCGCCAAAAAGAGGGCGCGGCCGAATTCTACCGTCGCATTAATCTGTGGGAGACGCTACACAAGCCTACCAGCGCCGAAAAAACAGCCGTGTGTGAAGCCTACGGCGTTACCGACCCCGATACCGTGCGGGCCATGCAGCGCTACCAAGATTTTGGCAATCTCGCCAACGCGCTATTACTCGAAAGACTTCACCTAGCCAGCTTGTAATTATGGGCTACCTACTGTATCAGAAGGACTACTTCAACGCCACGCTTGCACAGTTTCAGGCCCATCTACGAAACGAGTTGACGGGGTGCTGCCCAGAGCGGGTAATCAAAGCCGCTAGCTACTGCTTTGAGCAGTGGAAAAAAGAGCGGGAAATGAATCTTAAACGGCTGCAAGCCAACTCGGGATTACGGGAATCTAACAAGCGCATGAGCAAGGCAAAGCCTGAGCACCGCGAAGTAGAGGAATTGCATAAACAATTGCTGGCTGCCCAAGCAAAAATCAAGCAGCTAGAACAATTACGTGATGAGGTAATAGCTGCTAATAAAGAGTTCGCAGAAGAGGTTGAAAGGCTAGAGGATGAATGCGAGGAATGGGCTGAAGGTCACAAGTCTTGGCGTGAAAAAGCTAATGAGTGGGCCTTGCGTAGCTGTGACGAATACAATAAAGCTGAGCGATTGCGAGCCGAAAATCAGCAGCTTAAACAGCAGATTGCCATTCAGGCGGTATCAGTGCCACAACTGCCAGCCGGGGCGTTCACCATTCATCCTAACTGAGCGATGAAGCACTGCCCACAAACCACGCTGGCAACCGCAACCGCCCGTGCCCAGCGCCTAGAAAACGAGGTAGCCGGGGTGCTGCAAGGCATTCTGGGCACCTGCCTGAATACGGTCTTTATCGCTGAGCGATTGACCGCCCTACGCGGGGTGCACCGCCGCCAAGTGCCCCGCCTGCAAGAATTGACTTCCCACCGCTAGCCCTTTCTACCATGCTCTACTACCACCAAAACGGTGCTACCCTGACGCTGGAATTTACCACCGTAGGCGACGTTACCGAGTTTCAAGCGGGCCTGGCTGACTTGCTCATGCAATCGGCCGATGCCACCGACGAACAGCCCATTTCGGGCGTGTCGCTGAACGTGCTGGCGCTACTCATGCGGGCCATGCTGCCCACCGAGCAGCAAACGGCCGACGTGTGCCGGGGCCTCAAGAAAATTGGCAAGCTGCCCGAAGAAAGCCCCGTGCCCGAAGCTGCCTAAGCCCCCGTAGCCATGAAGATGAGCCTTGCCCAAAACCGCCGCCTGCACGGGCTTTTGAACCTGCTAGGACTGTTGGAAGAGAAAGCCACCCTGGTTCACTACTTCAGTGCCCAGCGGACGGAATCGGCCCGTGAGTTGGAACCCCACCAAGCCGCCGCCCTCATTGACCACCTAGCCGCCGAGGCGCGGGCGCGGGGCCTGGAAACGGGCAGCGGCCCGGCCGGGCCACCCGCACCCCCGGCCCCCGCGCCGGCCCCGCCCGCCAAGCGCCGGGGCCGGCCACCGGGCAGCAGCAAGCCCAAGCCAGCCAAGCCCGCGCCCAGCGCCGAAATGGCCCAAAAGATGCGCCGCAAGCTCTTTGCCATTGCCCGCGCTATGGGCTGGTGTTCGGGCGATACGGCCGAAGACCACGCCATGAATCGGGCTGTAGTGGATAAGTTTCTGATTGAGCACAGCTACTTGAAAAAGCCGCTCAGCAGTTACACCCCGGCCGAACTGCCCAAGCTGGTTTCGCAGTTTGAGCAAATCCAAAAGCACAGCAAAGCCAGTGAGGCCAGCCGCGCCGTGAAAGGGCTGCTGGCCGATGTGGGCCTGACCGTAACCACCAAACGCACCCCGCGCCCATGAGCCGCTACATACAATTAATGGAAGCCCGCAACCTGCATTTGGCGGGGCACCCGCAAAAGGAGATTGCCCAGCAGCTAGGCGTATCAGAGAATACGGTTACAGCCTGGAAGCGCCAAGAGAAATGGGGGCCAGCCCCCAAGCTCGGGGCGAAAGCAGCCCAGCAGAAAGAGGCGTTTCAGCTTTACCGTGAAGGCAAAAGCCAGCAGGAGATTGCCCAGCGGCTAGGCGTATCAGAAAACACAATTACCACTTGGAAGAAGCAAGGCCACTGGCTAGCCCGTCTGGCCTTGCTACAGGATAAGCGCTTAGATGAGGCCCTGACCCAAGTGCGCAAAGTAGTGCTGGCAGAGGTTGAGCGGCTACACACCAGCCAGTGCGGCTACCACGCCGATGCCTTGCACCGCGCCCTGGCTTACGTCTGCCAGCAGCTTGACCGGGGCGACCTCACCCCCGAAGCACCCTAGCCACCCCGGCCCGAAGCACCTACCCGGCCCCGCTTACCCAGCGGGCCGGGCTTTTTTTTGCCCAAGCCCGAAAAAAGTGGGCCGGGGAAATTTCGCGTTTTAAGCCCGCTAGCGGGCGCGGCTGGGCAAGGAGTGCGGCGCGGGCCGTGCGCAGTAGGGCGGGCCGTTTGAACAGCGTTTAAACAGGGTTTAGGAAATGAGGGGCGGGCGCAAAGCTGCTAAGCGCAGGCGGGCAGGTTAAACAGAGCCGAAAAGCAGTCAAAATCTTGTCCCGTAATACGGGACAAAACTAATAATGCGTATTTTTTAGTACGCAACAAGATTTTGTAAGTCAATTTTTTGCCTATTGCTTTGTGGTATTCATAATGGCACTATTAATATAAATAGCGCCTTTTAATCCCTCTCCTTACTTTATGCACTCTACTACTCGTGCGGCCCTGAACCTTGCCTTTGGGGCTACTGACTACGATGGAGCACTGAGCTTGGCGGCAGCCCTGGTTAGTGGTGCCTGCCAGTTCACTTTGCGCGACCTGGAAAAGTCGGATTCTGCCTTCGTGCTGTTCCTCCGGCAGCAGCACCCCGCTACTTATGACTTGCTGCATGAGCGGCAATACGGCGTGAAGCCCAAAGGCGCGGTAGCCTCCACCAACTCCGCTGCTGCCCAGCAAGCCAAAGTCAAACTGGCAGCTTTGGGGGCCGATGTGACGTTGCGCGATTTGGAGAAGTCTGACCCCGCTCTGGTGCTGGCACTCAAGCACCACGCGCCCGAGGACTACCAGCGCCTATTTGCCGCTACCTACGGCGGGGGCTTGAGCGTGAACCCGACCAATACGGTTACGGCTACGCGGGTGCCGCTGGCTAGCCCTGCTACGTCGGGCAGCACCTACCGGGACAAGAACCCGGCAACCCTGTCGATGACGGAACCCGACCCCGAAGTACTGGCGCAGCTTCCCAAGCTGGGAGAGTTGGCTACGAACCCCCGCTTTGAACGGCTCGACTGACCACCGCGCCGGGGCCTAGTACGGGTAGCGTGTCCAAAATCACTTCTATAATCGGGGTGTATGGCCCGAAAAAGTGTCTCTAACCCGGCATTATGAACCGGATTTTGGACACGTTTAACCGATTAAATCAAGCTTTTGAGGCCAATTACGGCCTATTTTCTACGTTCTTTTCTTCTCACCAATGAAGGTTTTACTTGCTGAAAACACGCTGGGCTATAATAGCGCCCTGGCAGCACTCACCGAAAAAGGCCAGCGCCTGCAAGCGGCGCTGGCAGCTTATACGGCGCTAGGCATTGCCACCGTGCCTACTACGGCCGATTTGCCTAGCCTGTGGAACAGCCCCAAACTCTTCCTAGAACGAATGCTGACCGGGGGGCAGCCCGTGACGCTCAGCGCCGCTACGGGCAACTTGGCCGTAGAGCCGGGCAAAGTGTATGACCTGCTGCAAAAGCCAGCCGGTACGGCTGCCTTCTTTGCGAAAATAGATGAATTGCGGGAGCTGGGCAGTAGCTGGATTAGTCCGGGCGTTGACCCTGGCTCCTATGAGGTGAACGGCGGCACTGTTGAAATCAAACAAGCCGTTCTGGATAGCTTGCTAGAGTCGTACCGCTACTATGCTACTACCCCACGCCAAAAGACGGTTTGGGACGCGCTACAGCTCATTGCCGGGGGGCTGAATACGATTCGGCAAAGCGGGGGCTTTGGAAACTCATTTGATGCGCCGCTATTCCTGAAAAACGCGCTGGAAAGCCAAGGTATTGCCGACACGCTGAACCCCGTGCGGGCCAGTGCCGCCTATATCGTAACGGCCGACAACCTACGCGGCTAAGACAGGGGGCACCGCTGTCTTCATTCCAGCGGCTGACCGGGGACGAAAGAGCTTGGCCCCGGCCGGGCCGGGGCACCTAAGCCACGCCCCGGTTGCCAAAGCAAGTGGCCCGCCTGACGGGCCTGATAAGGCTGCCCTTTTCTACCCTTTCATCTTTAATCCCTTTTTGGTTCTTATGCCCCGTGAACAAGAATTGGTAGAAGCCCGCAATAAACAAATTCTGGCCGATTACCGGCGGCTTATCTCACAAGAATATCCGCTAACAGTGCATAAGATAAAGTTATTTGTGCGTTTAAACTACACGCAAGTAATACAAGTGCTAGCACAATCTTATTTTCTTAAACCGCGCACTATAGAGCCAATAATTACGAAAGCAGCCAAGGATATTAATTTAGTAATTGCTAATAAGTAGTTAAAAAAGTTTTTCATTTTCACCTTACCTTTTTTGATTCATGGAATCAGTAGAACGCAACTTCAATCAAGAAGAAATAGCTGCTTTAGAGAAGCAGCACCCCGGCCTGAAAAAAGTGCAGGTAGACGATGGCAAGCTGGTCTGCTTCAAAAAGCCTGACCGCACCCTCATCGGCCAAGCTAACGCGGTGCTGTCCAGCACGAAGAATCCGCAGAAATACGCGGATATTATTCTGAAAAATACCCAGCTCAACTGGCAGGACGCCACGGCCACCGACGACGAATTGTATTACGCGCTGGTGCCGCTGGTGGATAGCCTTATCACGGCAAAAACGGCCGAACTGGTAAACTAGCCAAGGAGGCCACTATTGACGAAAGGCAACTAGATTTCCTCCGTTTAGTAAATGCCCAACTTCGTTTTTATTACAAATTAAGTCCAGCCCAACTTGCAGAATTAACCGATTCGGAATGGGCAATGTGTTACGCCGATTTGATTTGGATTCGTGAGCAAGAAGCGAAAACGCAAGGCGGCTAAACATAATTAAGAAAAGCCGGGGCGGGTAACTGCTCCGGCTTTATTATTTCACCACTAATTGAGTTTACAACGTGAAAACATACGCATGGGCGATTTCCATTTTGGATAAGGCGACGGGGCCACTCAAAGGCATTCTGGGCATGGCCGTGAAGGTAGAGGGAGCCACTACCAAAATGAGCAACGTAGCGCAGTCGGCTTTTTATAAGTTGGGGGCTGCCAAGTACGCGGCCGATTCCTTCCGGGACTTCAATCAAGCTGTGATGGATTTCGTGCAGCCGGGCATTGCTTTTCAGTCAGCTATGTCAGACGTGAAAGCCATAACCGGGGCCACGCAGCAGCAGCTTGATTTGATGGGCAGCAGCGCCCGCAAAACAGCGCTACAATTCGGGGGCGAAGGGGCTGCTTACCTGAACTCCTACAAAGGGATTCTGTCTGAGCTAGGCCCGGCGATTGCCAAGAACCCGCCCGCGCTGGCCAGCATGGGGCAAGCCGTAGCAATCCTGAGCAAGAACATGGGTGGCGACGCACAGGGCGCGATGCAGGCGCTTACCACGGGCTTGCAACAGTTCGGCGGGGGTCTCACTACCCCGCAGCAGCAAGCGGCGGAAATGACGCGGCAAATGAACATCATGGCAGCGGCGGCCAACGAAGGTTCGGCCGAAGTGCCCCAAATTGCCGCCGCCCTGAAAGTGGCCGGGGTAGCGGCCAGCGGGGCGCGGGTGGGCTTCATTGAAACCAACGCGGCCATTCAGGTGCTGGCCGCTTCGGGGGTGAAGGGGGCCGAGGCGGGCACCGCCCTACGCAACGTGCTGTCTAAGCTAGGAGAAGGGCGCTTTATGCCCAAAGACACGCAAAAGGAACTAGCAGCGGCCGGGGTGAACATGGCCACGCTGGGCAACAAGGCGCTGCCCCTGCAAGCCCGCCTGAATGAGCTAAAAAAGATACAGGGTGATTCGGCGCTGGTATCAAAAATGTTCGGCCTGGAAAACGCCAACGCAGCTTCTATCCTGCTGCGCGGCTCGGGGGAGCTAGGGCGCTACGCGGGCAAGATAACGGGCACCAACGCGGCCGTCGTAGCAGCGCGGGATGAGATGGACAACTTTGCCGGGCGGCTCGAACGAATGAAGGCGCTGTACGCTGACTTGGGAATGTCAGCCTTCAAAACGCTGGAACCCTACTTGCCCATGATTAACGGCTTTGGGCAAGTAGCCGGGGGCGCGGCGCGGGCCTGGCCGTTCGTCTCACAGCTAGGCAGTGGCATCAAGCGTGTAGCATTAGGCTCAGAGGAAGGCAGCAAGGGGTTATTAGGGCTAGGCGGTTCGGCCCTGAAAGCCGGGGCGAAATTCCTGTGGACTGCCACGGTGGGCATCGGGGCGTTTGTGTTGGGGCTAGCCGATGCGGCCCTGGCTCAGCTCGGGCTAAACGTCGCGATGAGCGCCAACCCGATTGGGGTCGTAGTGGTAGGCTTGCTGGCCGTAGGCGCGGCCGTGTATGGCATTATCAAGCATTGGGACACGGTAAAAGTGTGGCTGCTGGACTTGGGTAAGTTCATGCTCAAGATGAACCCATTTTACTGGCTGGTACAGGGTATTTTCAAGCTGTTTCCGGGCGTTGAAAAGTGGTTTAATGAGCTTTGGGGCAAGGTTACGGGCTTTATGAAAGGGCTGCTGGGCCATATCAAAGGCTTATGGGATAAGATAGCGCCGTACCTGGGCCTGGGCGAAATGAAGCTTGACCTGAACGGCCTGAGCGCGGGCCTCATGCAGCCGGGCAAGATGGATGACCCCTTTGCGAATCCCAACGGGCCGGGCGGGGCCAAGCCGGGCGCGGGCCTGCAATCGGGCCTGGATAAAGTCAGCAGCGGGGGCAGCAAGCCCACCACCATTATTATCAATGTCGCCAAGTTTCAGGACAAGATTGAGATTCATTCCCACAACATAAAAGAGGGCGTGAATAATGTAGTAGGGATGCTGGAAGAGGCATTGCAGCGCGTGGTAGATGGGGTAAGTCAAAACGCCACCGCTGGCTAGCACGCGATGAAAGAAGTCTTTGTGGCCGTGAAAGCCCACCTGAAAGCCAGGGTGCCCGGCGTAGCCAAACTAGAGCGCTGGAACAATCAGCTCGATAACGAAAGCACCGAAAACGTGCTGGTATTTCCCGCCCTCTATTATGAGTTGGACGGGTTGAAAATGACGACTATCAGCCGGGGTATACAGCAGGGCGAAGGCATCCTGCGCTTGCGGCATTGTTCTAAAGCCCTGCGCGATGCTCAGCTAACGGGCGTGGAAATGGAAGCCACCAGCTACTTAGCCTTAGAAGCATGGAAGGGTGGCCCGCTTACCACGGGCCTAGACCGGACAGGGCTGTACCCTGATACCAACTACGGCGCGGTAGAAGTCATTATCAGCGAGTACCGCATCAAATACACCGATGCGAGCCTCTTGAATTCACGGGTGCAGCTAGTGCCCGGTACCGGGCTGAGCGGGCAAGCGACTTGCCAGCTTGGCAGTTGAAATGCAATCCTACTTTTTTAGTGCGTATGTCTCTATTACTAACGAGCCGGATAACTATCGGTAAGTATGAATTTTATAACGTGGGGGAGGCGGAAATTACCTCTACCTGGAAATCCATTGGCGACACGGCCACCTTGCGCATGTACGGCTTTGCCGACGTGGAAAAGGAGGATGGGACGGTGGGCCGACACGTAGCCCTGGAAGAGATTATCAGTGTGGGCACTCCCGCCATGATTGAGCTAGGCTACGACGGGGAGCTATACACCGAGTTTACGGGCTACGTAGCGGAAGTAAAGTGCAAGGTGCCCTTTGAACTGCGCTTAGAAGATGAGTTCTTTCATCTCAAGCGGCAGCCTGTCAATCGGACATGGAAAGATGTTGCACTGGCTGAACTGCTGACGGAATTGGTGCCCACCGTGCAACTGAGTAAAACCATTCCGCAAATCAAGCTGAGTGCTTTTCGGGCCGACCGCACGACGGTGTACGGCGTGCTGAGTAAGCTAAAGGAAGACTATCTGCTGTGCGCCTATTTTCGGGATGCTAAGCTGTTCGTCGGGCTGCCCTACACGGAATTCGACAGCAGCAGCGCCCAAGTGCCGGGGCAGGAAGCGACTTACGTGCTACAGCAAAACGTGGTAAGCGATGACCTGAGCTATAAGGAAAAAAAGGACGTGCGCCTGAAAGTGAAAGTGACCGCCAAGCACCGCAACGGGAAAACGACCACAATAGAGCCAGTGGGCGACCCAGACGGGGAAGAACGGGGCTTTAGCTTCCCAAGTGAAACCACCGACAAGGCAGAGCTAAGCAAGATAGCCTTGAGTAAGTTGGATAGGCTGAAATACGATGGATACCGGGGTATGCTGACCGGGTTTGGGGTGCCGTTCATCGTACATTCCGGCACCGTGAACTTGTATGATGACTTGCGCCCAAGCCGTAACGGCCGCTATTTGGTGGATAGCGTCCGCACTACCTTTGGAATGCAGGGCTTTCGGCGCGAAGTCGAATTGGCCCGCAAAGTGGGCACGCTGTAG